GATTATTTACTTTTTCGTTTTATTCCATTCAATAGCTACCTTCTGCATTATTTGAGGCGCCTTCTCGTCAGGAAACTTTTTCTTTAATATAGCAAAGTGCTTCTTGACAAACTTATTGTAAGGACTTAAGGCTCTTTTAGCCGCAACCTTAGAACCCTTCTTCTTTCTCGCACCCCCTTCTTGCCCATCACCCGAGTTTTCGGCATATAAATCCTCCTCAATATCCAGCGTTTCAATATCTTTAGTGTCGCCTCCTCTTCTTGCTTTAGCGGCTTTGGGTTTAGCTTTAGGTTTCCCTACAGATTTTCTTACAACTCTCTTTTTGGCGCCACCGTTATTACAGCATCCGGAACCTCCTAACATTACTCTACTTATTATTCTATTGTATATATAGATATTTATTTTTTGGCAGACATTATTTTTTTATGTTTCTTGCTATTTAAATGTCGCAGCATATGAAAATCTCTAAAACACACATATTCAATACCACACTCGCACTTTATAGTATTATGGAGCTTTCGCGTATTATATTCTTGAATCGCCCGCTCTTTATATTTTTCTTCTTCGCAATAATATTTGATTTTACACATATCACAATACATATAATATATCTTCTCTTTATCGTTTTTATATGAGAACTCGTCAAACGGTTTAACTTTATGACACTTGGTGCATTCCATAATAATTATAATGCCTAGAAATTATTATGAATAATCAATTTTTTTAGATATAAGATTATAGCAATAAAATATAATAATTATGAAACTATTGATTTTCGGCAGCAAAGGGTGGATAGGGAGACAATTCTGCGAATATTTGGATAATAATAATATTCTATATATTGAAAGCGATTCGCGAGCTGATAATGAGAAAGATGTAGAAAAAGAAATAAACGAATATAAACCTACCAATATCGTTTCGTTTATTGGAAGGACTTACGGAGGAACCTTCAATACCATAGATTATCTAGAACAGCCTGGAAAATTAGTTGATAACATCCGCGACAATTTATACGCGCCTATGATATTGTCAATATTGTGCGAAAGATACAACATTCACTATACATATATGGGAACCGGCTGCATTTTTGAATATTGCGTAGGCGAAGCAGGCGAAGCAGGCGATGCGGGCGAAGCAGGCGATGCGGGCGAAGCGAAAAAACGCGAAGATGATGTGCCTAACTTTTTTGGCTCTTCGTATTCCATAGTAAAGGGATATACTGATAGATTGCAGCATATGTATTCTAAGAATACTCTAAATCTACGCATTAGAATGCCTATCGTCAATTATGATCACGATAGGAACTTTATTACTAAAATTACAAAATATGAGTATGTCTGTTCAGTCGCTAATTCTATGACAGTATTACCCGATATGTTCCCTGTAATTGCCGATATGATTAAAAAGAATGTTGCTGGAACATTTAATCTATGTAATAAAGGCGCGATAACTCACAACGAGATTTTGGAGCTATATAAAATGCACGTGGATAATAATTTTACTTGGAAGAACTTCTCAATAGAAGAGCAGAATAAGGTACTTCTTTCAAAACGCTCAAATATTGAACTATCAACGGAAAAATTGTATGAATTGTATCCTAATATTCCTGACATTAGGACATCTATTGAGAACTGTATGATTACATATTCGCGTCTTCTATAAGCGCTATTCCTTCGCGGCTATCATAATATATATCAAATAAATCCGTTAAATCGCTTATAGACCCGTCATTTATTATTTCAACATCATAAGGAATATCTATGTATTCGTTTTCAGATATATGTGTATCTCTCACGCCTCCTGCGCCTCCTGCGCCTTCAACTATATTAATAGAAGGCCTACTTATTTTTACTATAATTAAAGAGCGTATCTTTGCCGAACTTTTTAATTTATTATATTCGTGTAAAAATCGCATATCGCTAATTACATAGGAATCGCAAGAATCGCAAGAGATACGAGATAGCAAGATATCTGCCAAGAAGCCTCTATTCGTGTTTGGGATTAATTCGTCAATAGCGTGTTGCATTATTTCGGTTCCAAAAAATTGCAACGCTTTGCGCGGAGATATTCCCCAACGCTCGTCAATAATTTCTTTTTCATCACCAACAGCATTATCTTCGTCAATTCCTACCTGAATATCATTAAAATTAAACAGCTCCCTGACGGCTTTTTTCAAGGGCTCTGCAAAAGATAATTTCTTAAATCCCCGAGTAGCCACTAAATGTTTCGCCAACACATCTTTACCACTCCTTTTAGCACCACATATAGCTATGATATTTGACATCTTATGTATATATAATATATAAGTATATTATTTCATATAACAAAATCAATTTTTAACATAATACAAATAAAAATAAAAATTGACATTTAAGAATTAATTAATTATAATTAACTAACGCACATTTGTCATATAATGTTTTCATCAAATAACTGCTGGGATATTATGGATACCTATTTTTTAAAGGGGGGGTCGCGAGAATCATCAAACCCTCTTGTTAAACACCAAATAGACAGTTATAATAAGTTTGTAGATAATACACTCGGACAAATTATTGCCGGCTTCAATCCTATCAAAGTCAAGGTAACAAATCCCAAGAGTGATTTATCAATCAACGACAATAACTATAAAATATCCATTAATATTCTTCAGCCGAGTATCACGAAACCCAGTTATCAAATGGGCGATGGAACGCATAATATTATGACACCTTATATTGCCAGAATGAATAATATGTCATATTCTAGCGGTATCTATGTCAACGTCCATATTGTTACAGAATACACTAATAAAAATGGGATGATTGAGAAGTTTGACAAAACCGTTAATAATATTTACATCGGCAAAATCCCTATTATGGTCCGCTCCAAGCTATGTGTTCTCAGTCAAATGCAAGGAATCTGCGAAGAGAATAACAGCGAATGTATCTATGATTTCGGCGGCTACTTTATTATTAATGGAAATGAAAAGGTCCTTATTTCGCAAGACAGGATTAATGAAAACAAGACGCTCGTATTTCATCCTAACAATAATAGCGAAGGGTTGTATGCCGAGATTCGTTCTGTTTGCAATTCGTCGTATCTTCCTCCAAAGACAACTTGTCTGAATATGAGCGGTAAATTAAATCATATGGGACGTATCATTCGTATCAATACATCGTTTCTTAGGTCGGAGGTTCCTGTATTTGTAATGTTTCGGGCTCTCGGTATTCTCAGCGACAAAGAGATTATTCACCACATTGTATATGATACGACGAAGGAAGAGAATAAAAGAGTCATTGCCGAATTGATGGCTTGTTGCGAGGATGCTTGTGATATAAAGACGCAAGAACAGGCTGAATGCGTCCTTATTAAGATTATGAACGGCTCCAACAAGAACAATGAGCATTCAGTAAATAAGACGCTTTTGCACAATAATTTGTTTAACGATTTTCTCCCGCACGTTGGCAAGAGTTATAGGAGAAAGGCGTTGTATATCGGCTATATTATTCGCAAGATGATTCGCATTTATCTCGGATATGATACATATGATAATCGCGATTCGTATATTAACAAGCGTGTAGATACTCCAGGAGTTTTGATGAGTAATTTGTTTCGCCAGTGTTATGGCAAATTGACGAAGGAGTTGAAGGTTGCTATTGAGAAAGAGCTTAGTATGTGGCGCGGCAATTCAAATACACCGCTTTCAAATATTATCTCGGATATTAGCATTCACCGGTTTTTCAAGCAATCTCTGTTGGAATCGTGGATTAAATACTCCTTCTCAACAGGCAATTGGGGTATCAAAAGTATCGGCAGTTTTCAGAATATTAAGCAGGGAGTTTCGCAAGTTCTAAATCGTATGTCTTATGCGAGCACCTTGTCTCATATGAGGCGTATTAATACTGCTATGGAAAAGAATGGAAAGCTCGTACAGCCGAGAAAGTTGGATAATTCACAGATTGGTATGATTTGTCCTGCCGAAACACCAGAAGGCAGTTCGGTAGGATTAGTGAAAAATATGGCACTTAGCACAAATGTATCAATTGCTATGAATAGCTATCATATCAGAAAAGTTCTTGAAGAATTGGGAGTAGTTATGTATGACGACACCTATAAATCAGGAGATAAGCCAGGAGATAATTTGGAAAAATCGGCAATTAATTTCCTAAAAAATATGGGAAATAGCTCAAATGTTTATATTATGGTGAATGGCGATATTATCGGCTATTATGATAAACCTATTGAGCTCTATAAAACACTGAAACACTATAAGAGGTCAAGTATCATTCACCCGATGACATCAGTTGTTTGGAATATTCAAAAATCAAACATTATTATCAGTACGGAGGCGGGGCGTATGTATAGACCGCTCTTTATTGTAGATTATGACTCTAAATTGAAAAAGAGCATATTGCGAATTGAAAAGATTTTAAAAAGAAAAAATATGAAATGGGAGGATTATATCAAGGATAAAAACTTTGACTATTTCATATCTCCCAACGAACCCTATGTTCCCCGCGAAGCTGGAGATGCTGAAGAGAAGGCTTGCGACGATGACGACGGCAATAGCGACGAGGGCTATTTGGAAGAAGAAGGATTTCTTGAATATATGGATTGTGATGAAATTAATACGGCGATGATTGCGACATTCCCTGCCGATTTGGATGAAGGAATTAAGGGAACGGCTCTTCCTCCCTGTTATACGCATTGCGAGATTCATCCAAGCTTAATGAATGGTATTCTTGGAGCTAATATTCCATTCAGCGACCATAATCAATCCCCGAGAAATTGCTATCAGTGTGCTATGGGCAAACAGGCACTAGGTATTTATGCAAGTAATTTCAACAAACGTATTGATACTATGGGGAATATTTTGAATTACCCGCAAAAATCCTTGGTATATACTAAATTATCAAAATATACTATGGCACACAAATTGCCTTCAGGAGTTAATGCGATTGTTGCGATTATGACACATACTGGATTTAATCAAGAAGATAGTATTATGATTAATCAGTCCGCATTAGACCGCGGGCTATTTACGAGCACTTATTACAAGGCGCTCAGGGATGTTTGCAATAAGAATCATAGCACGGGAGAGGAAGAGATATTTACGAATCCTAATGATAAAACTGAAAAGAAGCCATATTGTTATGATAAGTTGGATGAGAATGGCTTTGTCCCAAAGAATACTTATGTAACCGGAAATGATATTATTGTAGGTAAGGTTATGCCTAAAAAGTGTAATGGTGAGATTTCATATCAAGACAGCAGTCTTACGATGAAAACGAATGATGATGGTTATATTGATATGAATTATAATGGCATAAATAGCGATGGCTACAGGTTTTGCAAAGTGCGTATTCGCAAGAACCGTAAGCCAGAGATTGGCGATAAATGTGCCAGCTGTAGTGCTCAAAAGGGAACTATTGGTATGACATATAAACACCAAGATATGCCATATACTAAGGATGGAATTGTGCCGGATATTATTATGAATCCGCACGCTATCCCTTCGCGTATGACTATCGCACAGCTTATGGAATGTATTATGGGAAAAGCCGGGTGTCATATTGGGGCTTTTGGAGATTCTACGCCATATAACGACTGTACTGTTGAGGATATCGCGAAAGTATTGGAGATGTCTGGAATGGAAAGATATGGTAATGAGATTATGTATAATGGAAGGACGGGAGAACAAATAAGGACGGAAATTTTTATCGGTCCTACATATTACCAGAGGCTGAAACATATGGTAACAGACAAGGTTCATTGTCTTACAGAAGACCATGAAGTTCTTACAAATAATGGATGGAAACAAATTGCCGATATTAGTATCAATGATAAAGTGGCAATATTGAAGAATGACGCACTTGTATATGAAAAACCTGTAGAAATCTATAAATACCCTGACTACAAGGGATATATGTATAATATCTCAAATAATATGGTAGATTTAGATGTTACCATTGGACACCGAATGTATGTAGCGAATGCCGCGGGCGCAACATATAATCTTGTAGAGGCTAGTAAAATACAAGGACAGAAAATGAGATATAAAAAGGATTCTTTATGGAACGAGGTAGATTATCAATTGGATATTTCAAATGGCGGCAGCGACAGTAGCGATATCAAGCCTATTAATATGGAGGCATGGTTGTCATTCTTTGGTAAGTGGATTGCGCATAATGGAATTGATAAGGAAAATGCTATGCTTATAAACGAATATGGAAATAATGATAATAATGATATTGTGAAATATATCAATAGATTGGATGATAAATACAATTTCCCGGCGTGGGTATGGAAGTTGAGCTCAATTCAATGCAGGTATCTCGTAAAATCTATGGTATCTGTTAAGAACGATGATATCAAAAACAATTTTGAGAATATGTATTGTACATTAAGCGAGAGTTTGGCTGATGATATGACGCGCCTATTGATTCATGCGGGATGGAGTGGGATTAAATCGCGATTTAATAGATATTGGAAGATTACGATTATTAAAAATAAGAATAAACCGATTGTCAATGACCCAAATGATAAATCAAATAAGGAGAATATCTATTATTACCAAGGCGCCGTATATTGCCTGAGTGTATCTACTGAGGTATTTATGGTAAGGCGAAATGGCAAATCGGTATGGACTGGTAATTCTCGCGGTTCAAATGGGCCTATTGTTATGCTTACACGACAACCAAGTGAGGGTCGCGCTCGCTCGGGCGGACTTCGTTTAGGAGAGATGGAAAGGGATTGCTTTATCGCACACGGAACATCAAACTTCCTTGCCGAAAGAATGCTTCATGTATCTGATAATTATCGCATCTTTATCTGTAAGAAATGCGGGATGCACGCAAATGTAAATACAGATAAAAATATTTATAGCTGTAAATACTGTAAAAATAACACAGATATTGCACAGGTAAGAATGCCTTATGCTTTCAAATTACTAAATCAAGAATTATACACTATGAATATTATGATGAGATATGTTTGTAATTAGAATACGGAATGTATTAGATGAAACTTAATACTAGTGCTTTTAGGTATGATTTATTGTGGAAGGATGGGAGTTGTTAATTTCTTTTAGATTATCTAGAAATTTTTGTGCCTGTACTATATTGTTTAGATGATTGTTTAGACGAGGTGTCTTTAGGTTCGTCTTTTATATTAGTTATATCAATTTGTCCTTCAATTTTTTGATTATTTTGTAATGTATAAATTAATACATCACTCATCAATAATGAAAACATCTGAATTGTTATATTACTTTCTCTATTTAAAATTCTTAATCTTGTAGATTGAGTAAAAAAGTTTGCTATATTTGTTAAACTTTTAGTTGTTGTGTTTCTAATTTTTGAATATGCTGATGATTTTTCTTTTTCAATATTTTGTATATATTGTGTAAACATTTTTTCGTCAAATAATATATTTTTTTTGTAACTTTCGTCATTATTAAGCATTGCAACATTAATATTAGCATTTTTAATTGTAATTAAAAACATAATTATATATTTGCTATCAGTAATACTATCTAAATATGACTCTAATATTTTTTGAATTTGGTATTTCATTACTTTATATTTACTAGAAACATTATCACTAATAAAATTATCAACTCTTTCATTGTACTTTTCTGGATTTTCATCATCATTTTTCACAATATTTTTTTTTATAATTTCTCGTATTTTAGTTATATTTTCTATCATATGTAATAAATTACCAATTAGTATGATTAATGATGATTTTAATTCTTTCTCTAAACTAATTTTAGACATTAACCATAATCCTAATAAAGTAAATACACTCGCGATTGCAATTAATGATCCAAAAGTAGTTACGTTGCCTATAATAGTCGTCCCTAATAATCCTATACCAACAATAGTTATAAATGCTGACGAATATTTAGTAATATTTTCAGCTTTTTCTATATTTATTAGTTTATTGTCGTAGGTATTATAATTATGAATACCATGCTGTTTAAACATTAAAACTATAGCTTCAACTTTTTTCTTTTCTTCTTCATTTAAGGTATCAATATTTTTATATTTTTCTAAAAATATAAAAGCCTCTTCTATTCCACATTCTAATTTTTTTTTTTTAATTTTAGCTTCTTCTTGTTTTTGTTTATTAACAAATATATTAAATAAATTTGAAATTTTTCCACCACCAATATGTTCTTCGTAATCTGTTATTGTTTCCCTATTATATAAGTGTTTTTTTCTTTTAGATCTACTTTTTGTTTTTATAGTTGCTTTTTTAGGTTGGTCCTTTGTTTTTATAGTTGCTTTTTTAATATTATTTATAATTACTTTAACCATAATATCTATATATTTAATATATAAACATTTAATATATAATTTTATAAAAGATGGCGGATAATCATAAATTGTACAAAGTATTAGATGTTAGCAGAGATGCGAGCGATGATGAAATAAAGAGTGCTTATAAAAAGAAAGCGATGCAGTATCATCCTGATAAAAACAAGGGCGACTCTGAATGCGCTACTAAATTCAAGGAAATATCAAATGCCTATAATATTTTAGGAGATAAGGACAAGAGAGAAAAATATAATGCTTGTGGTGATAATAATTATAATGAAGGTTCTCAGGATAATATGAGAAGCCATCAAGATATTTTTGAAGCATTTTTTAGAGGACACGAACATGGCTTCGGTGATAGTTTTTTCAGTTTTGGAGGAGGCGGTAGAGGCGGCGGAGGCGGAGGCGGAGGCGGTAGAGGGGGGGGAAGAGGCGGGAATAGGCCACAACAAAAGGCTGATTCTATAGAAAGTGTATTTAATTTAACACTTGAAGATATATATGAAGGATTTAATAAGGATTTAAATATTAAATTGAAAAAATATTGCACGAGCTGTAATGAGGAATGTCCTGATTGTGATGGAAAAGGATTTATACATCGTATCCAAAATATGGGTATAATGCAGACTATATTTCAATCACAGTGTAATAAATGCGGAGGCGAAGGTATAGTGATAAAAGGCAAGTCTAGTTGCAAATTGTGTAGTGGCAAAGGATTTTACAATAAGGATATCAAGGCTACTTTGATTATACCAAAGGGTGTTAATGAAGCTTATAGGACGGCTTTTCCCGAATTGGGAGAGCAACCTAAGACTGATAATGTTAAACCGGGCGATTTAATAATTAGCATAAAAATAGAGGAACACAAACATTTCAAGAGGAATGGGAATGACCTTCATTATAAGACAGATATATCTTTTATAAACTCTATAATCGGCGAAGTAATAACCATACCATATTTTAAGGATACTATTGAGATAAACACCAAAATACTTGGTGTTATTTCAAATGGCAAAAAATATCTATTGGAAGGCAAGGGATTGCCTATATTAAATACTAATAATAAAGGCAATATGTTCATAGAATTTAATATTAATTACCCGAAAATTAAAAATACCGAAAAGCTTGACGAATTGAAGAAGCTACTTGAAGAAGTATTTGTTTAATCGCTCTATATTGCTATGCTATTTTTTTTGTTATCTATGGAATATAAGATATTGTATATAGCCGATAGATTTACAGATGTTTTATCAAAGCCGGCGTTTTTAACAAACTTTAGAAGTTCATATGCTTGTTTGTCATTTCTCACAATCTTATTATCATATCGCGTAATAATAAATATATACTCTTTAGGGTCTGTTATTACATTTTTGTTAATATAGAAGGTTTTTCCTAATGTATCTCTTGATGCACTGCTTTTATATTCGCCATTATCAGAATCTATGTCGGTATATTTTAGATATTCGTAATTATCTATTGTCAAATTATAATATACAAATCCAGGCGATGAAATGTCATCGTTTTCTACTTTATCCTCACTAATTATAATATTGCTAATATTTCTATTTTCTCCAAAAACGACATTTGTAGTTTTTGTAACAAAATCGTATTGGAGACAGAAGCTGAAGTTAGACAATGATTTATCCACTGTATTTTTTTTTATTAGATATACATTGTATCTGAACGGATATTCTAAGTTGTCATTGATTTCTATTGCCTGCTCTATTTCCTTGCATCTCTTTATATTACTTGCTTCTCTATAAATAACATCATAATACATTACTACCAAAATAAATATTACGAGGGCTATAAATATTAAAATGATGAAATGCTGATATAAAGACACTTTATAAGTATTGCTTGATACCTTTGATAAAGTGTATAATATGTAATAAGAATACGCCTCAAACTCCGATAGATATATATTTATTATATTCAATATCTCGCCAAAACTGCTTTTTTCTTGATTTTCTTGAATATCCATTTAATCTACAATAATATAATAAAATTGTATTTGTGTAATAGTTTTGTGTTCCCCCCGTATTCTCTTTATATGAATAACTTTTCGCGATTATTTTTAGCATAGAATATATCGTTTATTATATTAATATTATAGTTTTCGTTTTTAGAATATATCTTGGTGAATTTTATCAAATCTCTACCGGTCTCATCATAAGGCAATTTATTATTATTATCATCAACGAGTATATATTTAAATCTTTCTTCGCGCAAGATATTGGCATCTATATTTTCTATTTTTTCACTCTTCATAGTTCTTAGATTAAAATAATAAAATACGAGCCTTTTTTGTGCCTCTATTATAGGGTCGTTTAAAGCCGCAATATATTCATTCTGCGCGATTTTTATTTGACCTGTCTTATCGCTTATTTTTCCGTCTATAGCTGTGTTTTTAGCAATATAATCAGCATCTTTATCATCTAATTTAACAAGTTCGTTTTCAAGTTTAGCTTTTTCATCTTTTAAAGAATCTAATACCCGCCTTTTATTATTTAACACAAAATTATAGTCTGGTTTTTTGAAAGATTCTGAGCCATCATTGTAATCTCCGTAGTCTGTTCCATAATCAACTATGGTTTTTTTCTTCATAAAATCGTATGTTATTTTTAATACATATTTGGATGTTGTCGTATCTATTAAATCGTTATTGATAATTATAATGTTATAAACGAAAGGTTTCTTTATCCTATTATTATTCTCAATAGTATTTATTATTTTGCCACACTTGGATAATTTTTTAGCATCAGTATATATATTATCCCAGTATAACACTATGGATATCATAGATATGATGGCTATGAAAATAAAACTGAATAGCACTTCGTTGTAATTTGTTTTGGTATCATTGTATATCTTTTCTATTTGATAATTAAATGAATAATAGAACGATATTAAAAACTCAAGCTTGTCTAAATTATAATATATTGACGCAATGATAACAAATACAAAAATTAGAATTATCAACAATTTCAATAATGATATTATATCAAGCTTATACAACACATATAATATAATCATCAGAGATATGAAGGCATATAGCTTTAAATTATTATTAATAACCTCTGAACTAATGTTAAATATATTAGAAATAAATGTATATATTAATATGATAACAAGAAATACCTTAATAATTATTTCATAATCATAGACTATACTGGCTATCTCTTCGGCTTCATTTTCAATAGAATTATTTGATGAATTAGAATAACGTTCCTTATATCCCATTTATTCTATAATAATATTTTTAATTATACGGAGTATATCGGCGTGTATAGTTGCAACTTTAGAGTTTCATTGCTATTTTCATACCTACTTCCAAAGCCATTGTAGTGTTTTCTATATTTGCCGATGCGATATCATTTTCTGTAGTAATTATTGATAAATTTTTTAAAGTAACCGCGTTTGTCGTATGCTCTCTTACTTTCATAGCATCTACCATATACGTCTCTTTTTTCTCATAATGCTGTTTAGCTTTATTGTAAAGATTTTTTTCTAATTCGGTTATATATGTTCTCTGCTTTTCATATTGTGATCTTATAATAGAAGCAAAATCAATCTTATTTTCAAATCTTTCTCTTTTCTTAAATAAGCTTAGGAATAGCTTTAATAATCGCAACAAGTTAGTAATAGCAAAATTGAGGAATGGAGATTCTCCCAATATTATGTTAAATACTTCAACCAATTCATCAAATGGCCATTTATATGCCATCCAACTAATGAAAAATATATTCTTTATTATAAACCAAGCAGCTAAGGCTACAAATATAAGAATTGTTAAAGATCCAAAAATAATAGAATAAAAATTCATCAATCCTTCGTTATATATAATTTTATCAAATATAATTACGGGTATAACAGATACAGGCTGATTGAAGCCTACTGTATGGCTAAAAAGGCTTTCAACTGGCGAATTCTCAATTGCTTTATAAATAGTTTTTCTATAAAAATCGTATAATATTCCTATTAAACAAAAAAACCACACATATATAATTATAGCTATTATAGTCAATGACACTTTTATAAGTTTCAACGGATTCATTTTTGAAAAATATTTATTGAAAACATTTTTAATAAAACCTTTTACCATTTATTCTATTATGATATTTTTAATATCGCAAATATATGAATAATATTCTTTTTTTTTCTTTTTATTAATACCATATATATCTATAATATTTTCCTTCATTTCATTAATTATTTTGCATCTGTTATCGTTTTCTTCGTTTTCTTCTATAGTTAATTGCGAAAATATTGTATTTATTTGCTCGTTTAAATTGTATATATTGTTATTATAGTATATATCAATAATATAGCTTTCAATATCATCAATATCATCATAAATCTTCTCATTAAAATTATATTTTTCCTTCAATAATTGAATATACTCGTGTAGTTCATATAAAAAGCACATATTTGCCTTTGGTAGAGCCTGATAAGATTATGGCGTACTGTTAGAATGTAACAAGTTCACTGTATATATATCAATTTTTTATAGATAGATATTATTGTATGACATATTTATTATTATATAAAAATTGATTTATATGATATAACATATATCATAATAAATATGAGTGCTGTTAAGAAAGTTTGCATTAATTCTTCTAAGAATTATTATATGGGAACCGAGCTATCGCCTCTCCATTATGGATTGTCTGCGGAAGGCTATGATATCAATTCTATTATGGAAGGCTATGATAAAGAGCTGTGGATTGTAGATGTCAAAAACAACAAAAAGGTGTGGGTCAAAAACGAAAATCTATCTCGTATTACACATGAAGAACCTGTAATAAATAACATACTTTCTCTATATTGCGATGCTGAAGATATTGAAAGGATTAATCAATTAAAACAAAAGTGTGAAAAAGACGGCTCTTATAATTTAAAAGATATAAAGGAGTTTTATAATGTACGCGACGATGATTGTGGTGATATTCGCGACAATGAAGCAGGAGAAAATGGAAAAGAAACCGATTGTTATGGTGCAGACCAAGAAGAAATCGGCAAAGGAACTGCAGGCGCTACGGGAACTCTAAGTAATGAAGAGAAAGAGGATAATATGTCAGAGAAGACTTTGGTATTAAACGGTGCTAAATGTATCGCAGGTGGTAATACTGGTGGTAATACTGGTGGTAATACTGGAGATGAAAATTATGACGGAGATGTATACCTAGATGATATTTTGAAAGGAGCTAAAGGAGGAAAAGGAGGAAAAAGCAGAAAAGGAACTTCTTCGGGAACTCAGGTACCTTCGGGAACTGTCGCGAAGGCAACGAAGGCTACAGAGGAAGGGAAGAAGGCTGATGCAAATTGTGTAGCGAAGGATGGCGAGAAATGTATAGCAAACGATGGCGATGATAAGAAGCCTACGGATTATAATATATTTGTTAAGTTTCGCCTAAATGAGCTTAAGGAGATTAGTACAAATAAGAAGGATAACTTTGAGAATGTCAAAATTGAATGGAGAGAACTGAAGAAAAATAAGGGCGAGCTTAAAATTGTTATGGAAAAGGCATATTCGTGGTTAAATCAATGTAAATAATATAAAATAAAAATTGATTTATTATTTAAATAAATAAGAATAATATAAAGTATATGAATATTATTAAATTGAATAAGCATAATAATATTGTACTAATTGATTGTAGCTACTATATTTTCCACAGATATTTTGCTACTATGAGATGGTATAAGTTTCAAAAAAATTATCCAGAAATTAATGTTGATGAAATTATTGAAAACGAAAACTTCATTAACGCATTTTATAAACATATTGGAAATGATATGAAGAAGATATGTAAAATGTGGAAGACGGCTCCTAACAATATTATTTTGTGCTATGATTGTTTGCGTAGTGATATTTGGAGAAATGATATTTATGATAAGTACAAGGCGACGAGAAGCCAGAAGAACAATTTTAATAAAAACATCTTTAGCATATTTAATGAGTTTGTTAATAAAAAGCTGGAATTGAAGAGCATCTATTCCGACAGATTGGAGGGAGATGACATTGTATATCTTACGCATAAATATCTGAAGCCGAAGATTGCTTCTAAGATTATTATTATTACGAATGACAATGACTTTCTTCAATTGGTAGATAAGAATGTCCTGGTATTTAATATGCAGTTCAAAGAATTGAAAAAGCGCGGATATGATGATGCGAATGTAGATTTAAACTTTAAAGCGATTTATGGAGATAAAAGCGATAATATTCCTAAAATTGGTACTGGAATTACAAAGGATAAGGCAATTGCTATCGCTAAACTCTCTAAAAACGAATTGCATAAATACTTGGTTGATAATAACTTTCTGGATAACTATGAGTTTAATATGAATCTCATCTCATTTGAAAAGATACCCCAGAAATATATTGATATCTACAACATCAATAACAAGATAGTCCTAGAATAATCCCTGCTATCCCTGCTATCTCTTGCGTATCTCGTGATTCTCGCTTTGCGAGCAACATTACATATATATTTTTATTTTTTTTTATTTAATCCCTTGAAGATAAAAATTGATCATATATAAAATTTAGTTAATTACTACATATTAATATGAACAGGCAACGTTCAATTATTGAATATGAACTAGATGAACTTACTATAATTCGTAAAGAATCAGAAATATTCAATCGTCAAGTTGAGTTGAATTCACTCTTGGGCAAAAACATTATTTTTGAAAACCAAAAATTGTGTGGAAAAGAAGTTAGAAACATATTTAATAATAAGTCAATAATTAATTGTTTAGTATATGGACCAACGCAAGTAGGTAAAACAGGTTGTATGACAGTACTGATCCTATTATACATCTTATCTAATCCTATTCCTATTAATAATATTTACATTATAACGGGCTTATCAGATGTTGAATGGAAGAAGGATACAAAAAATAGAATGCCCGACTCTATTAATAATAGGATATTTCATAGGGCAAATATGAAAAAATTTATAGCTGATATAAAGGGCAAAAAAAACTGCTTGATTATTATGGATGAAATACAAATAGCTTGTGAAAATAATCAAACAATTGAGAAAGTTTTTACGAAATGTAATTTTTACGATTTAGATTTTCTTTTAGATAACGATATAAAATTCGCTCAATTTTCTGCTACACCTGATGGAAATCTAAATGATATAAAGGGTTGGAAAAATCATTCAGCAATAGTTAAACTATCGCCAGGTCAAGGCTATTATGGGCCTAAGCAAGCTATGGAACAGGGAAGAATTAAACAATTTAAAGATTTAACCATCCCAGAAAATGTAGAAGAACTCAGAAATGATATAGAAAACTATCCAAACCCTAGATATCACTTAATTAGAGTGCCAAGTAAAAGAGGAAATAAGGATAAGACAACAAACAATCAATCAATAGTTATATCCAATTTTAAAAAAGTTTTTGGAGAAAATTATGAATATAATGAAAAATATCTTGAAAGCAAAAGAGATGATATTAATTGTATATTAGAAAAAAAACCTGAAAGAGATACATTCATTTTCTATTGTGAAATTTTAAGATGTGCTAAAACTCAGTGTAAAAAATATGTGGGCATTTCGTATGAAAGATATTGTATAAATCCGCAAGATTCTACGATTCTTCAAGGATCATTTGGAAGATTATGTGGTTATGATGATAATGGCGATAGCATATGTTATACTAATATTAAATCAATAGAAAATTATATTAAATTACTGGATAATGGTATGGAGTTTAAAAAAGGTATTGAATGGAATACAAGGACTACACAATATAATAAACAAGAAGACAATACATATAATAAAAAGGGAACATATAATAGTGTTTCACACATAGAACAATTAAAAGATAATATTGCAAAGCCTGATATTGAAAAAACTATAGTAAAACCATCAATTAAGATATTCAAAACATTTGAAGAAATGAAAGAGTTTTTCAAAGATGAGGGCAAATATCTTGGAAGAGGCCCTAATAAAAAGGAGAAGTACAAGGACGGAAACGGATTTTATACTTGTATTACGCAGTATGACAAAGATTATAAGGTTAGGACAAGAGAATTTTTTGAAAATATTGAGAAAAATAATAATTGGGGGTTTAATGATGGTGATGCAAAAAATCGGTTCCGTCTTTATTCTTGTTATTATGATATTACTGATTCAAACACTCTAGAATGGTGGCTAGTATATTATGAAAATTAGAAAGAACCGCAAAGCTCTACCCGCCCATATTCCTATATTATTGACATTATCTTATACATAAAATAAATATATATATACATAGATTCTCTTAGCATTTATAGAGACACTAGAAAATCTTTATTTTTTCATTTTTAATTTTGAGTACATCTTTCTGTTTTTTCAAAAATTTCAAAAGTTTTTTAGAAATTACAAAATAAATCAAGAGATACGCTCCGCTACTCAAATTTTAATTTTCAAATTTTAGAAAAATATAGTTTCTTTTTTAGACATCATAATGGTAATACTAATATCTCAATAGCCCGCGTTGGGGGCGGGTTCCCCCACTATTATAAAAATACTTAGATTAATAGAGCAGTTATTGAGACACTGGAATATTATAATTTTTTCAATTTATAATTTGAGTACATCTCTTGATTTATTTTGTAATTTCTAAAAAACTTTTGAAATTTTTGAAAAAACAGAAAGATGTACTCAAATTATTCTTTTCAATTTTTAGAAATATCCAGTGTCTTTTTAAGTTATCATAATGGTAATATAAATAGCTCAGGATAGCCTTTTACTATAGCCTTTCTATAAAACCGCGTTGGGGGCGGTTTCCCCCATAGGTTCCCCCCATAGGTTCCCCCCATAGGGTTCCCCCCATAGGTTCCCCCCATAGGGTTCCCCCATTTGAAATAAAAAAATTGCTATTGTTAGGTAATAATGATTGTGTATAAGTTGATGAAGGATTTGAATGAAGAAGAGATATTTAGATGTATAAGGTTGATAAACGCTAATTTTAAAAATAACAGGTTTAATACATATAGCAGCGTTATATATTATGTCGCTGGGAGTGATATCATAGGTTTTATAGGAATTAGTGATAATTATCTTAATCAAATATGCACTAATGTAAATTATAGGAATCGTGGGATAGCCTCTAAAATGATTAGTAGGGTTAAGGAGGAATTGGGGGCGGAGCCAATATATCTGTTTGTAGATAAGAATAAATCTACAACAGAATACCTAGTGATTTTTTATAAAAAATGCGAGTTTATCATAGAGTATGAAAATGATGTTGAATATAAAATGGGATATAAAAATTGATTAATATTATATAATTATATAATACTTACAATACACATAACATATACTAATGGAGAGAATTGAAGAAGAGCAAGATATTGATGTGTATATTGACGGTTCCTGTATTAACAACGGAAAGATTAATGCTAAGGCTGGCTATGGCGTATTTTTTGAGACAGATGATTGTCGTAATGAGTCTAATGTAGTTCAAGGGAAACAAACGAATAACACTGGAGAGCTAACGGCTATGATAAGGGCTCTTGAAATATTGAAGAAAGAAATTGAAGATAAGCGAAATATCAATATCTATACAGATTCCGAGTATGTTATGAAATGCACGGGTTCTTACGGAGAGAAGCTGGCAAAGAATAACTGGAAAACGAAGGAGGACAAGATTCCCCCGAATTTAAAGCTATTGCAAAAGATTTACGAGCTATATCACGGGAACAAGAAACATATCAAGCTACATCACATCAAGGCACATACTAATCTATCTGATAAACACTCTATTGGCAATAGCCAGGCAGATAGATTGGCGAACTTGGCAGTTAATCCCAATTTTGAAGAGCGCGACGAAGATATATGCGGATTTAAAAATCTTTCTGTTGTCGTCGCGAGTTCTGCAAAAAACTTCATTAATGTCTCTTATACTTACAAAGATGCCGTGAAAAAGTTAGGGTGTAAATGGGATATGAATAAGAAAAAATGGTATTACGAAGACAATATTAGCGAGGAAAACATTAAATCCATCAAGGATATTGAAAACCTCAGTTTATCCACAGAAAAAGAAAAGCCTGCGCGGAGCAATACTGGAGAATCCGGAGCTGGTACCGGCGCCAGCGGAGCATCAGGCGAATCTGATAAATCCGACAAAAGTAATAGGGTATATATTAAGGTCGCTTTTAAAAATAAAGATGCCGTTAAAAAACACGGGTGTAAATGGGATCCTGAGAAAAAATCTTGGTATTATTTCGCAGATACTGATAAAAATAAAATAGCAGAAATTATGAAACTTATCTAAAATGAAGGGAGTATGCGCGTGTTTGTGTGTGTTTGTGTGTGTGTGTGTCGCGCGCGCGGGGATTGAGGCATTTATGGGGGATACAAAGAGATTATATTTTTTATATAGTTGATATTGATTAATGGGAGGATAGGGCTACATTCCCATAGGTGTGTTTTGAGGAATGTTTGGATATTATAATTTACCGGATACATATGAAAGAGTCCTGAATAAATATCAGTCATATATTTTTTATATTTGTGATTAATGAGATGAATGCTATCTTTCGGGAGAACAATTAGCAGTTGGATGTTCGGGTCTAGGAAGTTATTGTTCACGGTAATTACGGGCGCCTCGTGGGCGATTGAATGATTGCTGATATCTTTTAATGTAGGCGGATAATTATAAGGATAATACCATTCGCAGTCAATGCTATGCCCTTTGTAATATTCATAAACCCAATAGATGCCTTTGATATAGTTAGAGCACGAATTGTAAATTACTGATGAATCAATGGTAATGTTATTTTCAAATATCATATTATAGTAGTTCTTATGCCATCTGCTATTATCATTGTATATCTTGTAGCATAAGTCGTCTTTATTTTTTAATCCATAATTATCACTCGGAATACTAGAATTGTTGAATATTTTTTTATTGATATATTTTTCGCAAATAATAAATATATCTTTGTCTTCCGTAATTGACAGTTGCTTGAAAATGTATTTCAGGCACTCATAATTAATGCTATTATCGCTTACAAGCAACCCAAATTCTTCGGTGGCTTTCCGCGCAATTGAGATAATCTTGTCGGCGCCATCGGCTTTAATATCCACGGTCAATAAGTGCGGGACAAAATCGTTCCCGAGGATTGAACACAAAGTACAATAGGATTCAATAATATCTTCCTCTTTATGAAGCTCCTTGTTAAGCCCCCACAAAAAGTTCAATTCTCTCAAGATGGCTACTCGCAAGTTATTAATATTCAAATAATTATATACTACCTGATTCGTGATTTTATCAACAGTTTCACGCATTAAGTAAATATTTTTAATATGCGACATCAGCGACAATATAATTAAATCGGCGTCAAGGCCGTTGATAATAATATTTTCCGCCGTGGAGCCGGCCGTCATCATCTTGATTTTTTTAAATATCTTGTGTTCGCCTTCGCCACATTCATTACTTCCGCTATATATAATTTCTATGTTATGTGTGGAGTATCTCACTTTGTTATCCATATAAACATTCATCTTTTTCATAAAAGCCGTCCCTGGCGTTATGGCATTTGTATCCCATACCGGCGTATTGACGAAGTCCTTATCCAATTTATTTCTGTAAATATTCAAATATCTGCGCTTTCTCTGTTGAATAATTTTAGCCGTAGGAGCTACGCCATCGGCGCATATGACATATTTTTTAGCCTTGTATAATTCTATGTAGCTCTCAACCTTATTCCAAATACCTTCCAAAATTAGTTCATCAATTTCTTCCGTCTTCATAGATTCAGTTCGTTTGTCCTTTAAAATCTGTTGGGCGACAGTATGGATTATGCCATTAAAATCAATACAATAAATATCTGTCCGCGCCGGTTTATTATTATCTAAAATATTTTGATATTTTTTTGTCAACGAATAAAAATAATAAGGAATACCCATAATAATTTACTATGTATATATACTATTGTATTTATATGATTATCAATTTTTATTTTTCTTTATATGATATTAGAATATACAAACAAAATAATGGGAAGTCGTACTATAAATATAAATGACATATTTTTTGGGTCAGAACAATCAAAATATGCCGGAATAGCGTTATTTATGACGATTATGATACTATGCGTGATAATATTATTCAGCAGCAGCCGAATACCTATTGGAGACAGATTTATGTTCGTATTATTTATATTAATAATATCTGTTCCTTCAATCCTAATGTCCTTGTTTGAACTAACCTGTATAGTTACTGGCGGCAATCTTAATACCCGATGGTGGTGCTGGCTATTGGCGTGGGTATTAGCAGTTATCATAATAGTATATTGCATTATGATAATAATATCTATGTTAATTTCTATGTCCGAGTACGATATGGCAAATGACAGATTAGATTACAGGACTGAAAAAAATAAAATGAGTAAAGATGAGGCAAACCTATATGCTAAAAAAATAATAATAGATGACAAGATAAGCCAACAAAAACAAGAATCAAAACCAGAAGTATATAATACTCCTCTTGCTTCTTCCTCGCACGCTACTCCCCCTACGCACCCTACGCACGCTACGCCACCTCATGTGGCACCTGTAATATCTACAGCCCATCGTACTCCCACAACTCATAATGATCAAGCGATGAACTCTTCAACGCACGGTGTTAATTCGCAACCTCCTCATTATCAAGAGCCAAAAGTGAGCGATGTTAATTCGCTACCTTATCCTAAATCATCAACTAATGATATTTATACAAATTATGCACCTCTCGAAGGAAGCTCTGTTGCGTCTGAAATGACAATACAGCACCACGATAAACCATTCCCTATGATGCCCGCTCCTTCTCAGCAATCTACCAATAGCGTTTCTTCGTTTAATGGTTATGACAGCACTGACAATTATTCTTCATATTAAATATAAGGTTGTATAAGGCATAATTTTCGGTTAGATATTATTTTTTACTATATAATAAATACATTTAAGAAATGTTTAATATTATATATTAATGTTATTAATTATATATTAATGAAGAAAAAGTATGATGAAAGTAGTAAGAAGAATAATTATTTTCGTCCGCAATGTTGTAGAAATTGCGGATTAAACGGGCATTTATACAAAGATTGTCCGCATCCTATAATGAGTTTTGGAATAATATGCTATAAGATAGTTAATGGAGAGATTAAATATATTATGATACAGCGAAAGGATAGCTTGTCATTTATGGAGTTTGTTAGAGGAAAGTATAATATAGATGATGACAAATATATTATAAAGCTGATTGAATATATGACGGATTCTGAGAAAAAACTGTTGCTTACAAATAATTTTGAGCAAATATGGAATTATACCTGGTGTCAAATAAATCAAGGGACTTTCAAGCATACAAAGGAATATATAGACTCCAAAAATAAGTTTGAAATTATTATGAATGATAGCAATATTAAAAGCATATTATCTATCAAAAACTTTAATAACAATAATGAATCAGAGCAAGAATGGGGATTTCCTAAGGGGCGAAAGAAGTTGAAGGAGGCTGATATAGATTGTGCCGTGAGAGAGTTCTGTGAGGAAACGCAATTGAACAAGAATGATATTGAAATAGACAAAAATATTATTCCTTTTCAAGAAATCTTTTTCGGCACTAATAATATTCTATATAAACACGTCTATTATGTTGCAAAAATAATAAATGATAATGCCGAGATACAGCTTGACAATACATGTATAGAACAAATCCGCGAAATAAGGTCTCTAAAATGGTTTAGTGATGATGAAGTATTGAATCATATCAAGAATCATAACACCGAAAGAATCAAGATATTCAAAAAGGCTCATAGCATAATAAATAATAATAAATGTTTAATGTAAATAGATAATGATTAAAATTAAAAGTTGTCCCGAAGGGAAAGAACTTAATCCTATTACAAAAAGATGTGGTAAAAAATGTAAAGAATTTGAAATAAGAGATTCTAAAACAGGGTATTGCAAAGCCTCTGGAAAATGCCCCGAAGATAAAGAATTTAATCCTATAACAAAAAGATGTATTAAAAAATGTAAAGATGGAGAAATTAGAAATGTAAAAACAAGAATGTGTGAAAAAAAAAAGCAACCTAAACCTTCCAAGCCTATTCCATCTTCTAAAAAATGCCCCGAAGGGAAAGAACTTAATCCTATTACAAAAAGATGTGGTAAAAAATGTAAAGAATTTGAAATAAGAGATTCTAAAACAGGACATTGCAAAGCCTCGGGAAAATGCCCTGAAGATAAAGAATTTAATCCTATAACAAAAAGATGTATTAAAAAATGTAAAGATGGAGAAATTAGAAATGTAAAAACAAGAATGTGTGAAAAAATAAAGCAACCTAAACCTTCCAAGCCTATTAAACTTCAAAAACCTACTAAATTGATTAAACAACCTTTACCTCCTAGAACTCCATCTCCTCCTAAAGATTCGCCTTTACCTCCTAGAACTCCATCTCCTCCTAAAGATTCGCCTTTACCTCCTAGAACTCCATCTCCTCCTAAAGATTCACCTTTACCTTCAAAAACTAATTCGTCTTCATCATCTAAGAAAAATAGTAATGGTTCTGATAATGACATAGATTTATATTATCCCGATATTGATGATAGTAATTTTGAGAAAAAAATAGCGAGAAATAAGGAGTTTTCAATACATAAGATAAGGAGCTTTCCGACTATAAGAACTGTTGAAGATTTTAATAAGGTAGCTAATGAATTGTGTGGTAAATTTGAAACAACCCTATATCAACATTTTATAAGCCAGTATTTATCACATAGAACTCCTTACAAGAGCATTATGTTATATTATGGCGTGGGTGTTGGCAAAACTTGTACGGCAATTACATTAACTGAAATGATATTATCTACAAAAACGATGGATACCACAGAACCGCATATATGGGTAATAATGCCACAGGCATTGGAAGAGAACTTTAATAAAGAAATATTCAACTATGATATTAAAGTATTCAAGAAATTATTTAATCAATGTACAGGGGATAACTATGTCAAATTGCTTAATATAAACGAGAGCTCCTTTAATGAAAAGGATAACAAGGACAATATTAAAAGATTATTGAAGAATAGATATGAGATTTTTACATATGACAGCTTTATGAAGCGAATTAATGAAAAATACAAGGATAATATTGTAGAAAACAAGGTTATTATAATAGACGAAGCTCATAATATCAGAAGTACTAATAATAAGGAAAAGGGTACATACAGTACTCTCAAAAAAATATTAGAAAACGGGAGAAATAATAGATTGATATTATTGTCGGCGACGCCTATGTATAATGAACCGCGAGATATCCTAGACCTCTTTAATTTGATGTTGATAAATGATAAGCGCGATAACATATTAAAAGAATATTACAATGTGTTCAATAACAATAACAAATTTAAATTTGACGATAAGGCTAAGAAATTAATTAAAAAGTTGTCTTCAAACTATATATCATATTTAAAAGGGAAAAATCCATTTACATTCGCCTTAAAATTAAAGGCGTCTTATAACAGCAATATAAAAATATTAAATGTTGAGCCAACAAAGGATCCTTCAAATAATTCTATACCTATTAAGGAATTAGGATGGTTAAAATATATAAATGATGATATAGTAATCTCAAAGCTGGGAATATGCCAGAAGAACAAAATAGAAGCTTTGAAAAAAATAATAAACAAGATTAACTATAACAATATCCAGGAAATTGATGAGAATGAACTAAACGACATCGCCGTTGACGCCGTTGACGGAGCTGACGGAGCTGACGCGGACGCCGAAGGATTGTCGCAGAGTAAATCACAGAATCAGAATATGAGATTATTACAACCGATGAATATAGTATATGATAATGATATAGGTAAGGTAGGGTTTAATTCGTTTTTCAGGAATATTGAAGGTACAGCGAGCATATCCGTTAATTACAGTGAAAAATATAAAAATGCCTTGTATCCTACCGAGGAATATTTGGGTAAATATTCAGGTAAATTTTTGAATATATGCAATATAATAAGGAAATCAGAGGGAATAGTAGTCATATATTCAAGATTTGCTTGGGCTGGCATTATACCCCTTGCGATATGCTTAGAACATTTAGGATATTCCCGCGAAGGTACAAATAATATATTGAAAAACGCAGAAATTGTCAAGGACAAGCCAGTGTATAAAGATGTATCTAATCCAAAATACTGTATAATGACAAGTGATAAAAAAGAAATTATGGGTTCTACTACGATTAATAATTTGATAAAGAAGATTAATGATGACAAGAATATAAATGGAAAGGATATCAAAGTAATATTGATAACGCAAGTAGCAAGTGAAGGCCTAAGTTTTTATAATGCCCGCGAGATACATTTAATAGAACCATGGTATCACTTTAACAGACCCGACCAAATTATAGGTAGAGGCATTCGTAATTGCAGACATCAAAAGTTGCCATTTGAAAAACGCAACGTAACTGTTTTTATGCACGCAAGTGCTAATGATGACGCGGAAATGCAGAAGACAGAAACAATAGATATCCACGCCCTAAGAATATCTACGAGGAAATACATAGAGAGCAAAGAGATTGACAAGATAATCTCAGGCAATTCGCTTGATTGTTCCTTAATGAAAAACATTAATTATTTTCCGAAGAAATTATTTGAAATGGGAACTGTTGATATATTAACATCTCAGGGAAATAAAATAAAATACGAATTGGGTGATAATGAAGATTTAGAACCTTCTTGTGGCTTTAAGGATGATGGGGATATCGCGGGGACAGCTGACATATCTGGATATAGAAGCGATGTCTATAAGCATCTTTTAAAAAGAACACAGGTGGCTATTAAAAATAAATTGCTTAAAATGATAGAAGATGATGTATATTATATATCATATAAAGAGTTAATTGATGATATCGGCGAGGATATTGATATTGACGAAGAAATCTTGATATATACTATAAATAAATCAATAAGGCCAGCTGTAATTATTGACAATTACCATATAGAACATCACAACCAGGGTATTAAACTCAGCATTATAGATGATATTATCGGCTCCAGGAATGGAGCTAAGGCCACAATGGCAAAAATTAAAATAAAAATGAATGTTGAAGGATTAAATGATACTGCTGTTAGTGTTTTAGATAACAAGAATAGCGACGATGACATAGATAATATCTTGAAAATTATTAATATAGATTATACTAATATTATTAGTACAACGATATCTATATATTTCAATTTAGATGACAAGATATTTAAAAGATTGGTCGAATATATAATAGTAAATTATGCCAAACTAGGAGACCTTGAAGATAATAGAAAGGCAGAATTGATGTATGTAATTAAATGCTTGGATTCGCAAGGAGTTTTTATAAGAAAGAAGGAGTTGCCTTCATATAATAAGAATAATAATAATGATTATATAGGATATATAAATATATATAATATTGAAAATAAAAATAATGAAGACATTAAAAATCTTGATATATCACTATATAATAATGTGGAAAAACGATGGAGTGAATCGCTGACAATAACAGAACAGAAAGAGTTTGCCAAATATCGCAATAGTAAAATTATTGTAATACCTGAAAATATGGAATTGGAAGAAATGCCCTGGGGTATTATAGAGCCGCAATTTATTAAGAAGGATAATATAATTAAAAATACCTTTAAGATATTTTCTACTGATGCTGTGGTTGGCAAAGGGAAAAAAATAGGTCGCGTATGTACATTCTATAATAAGACAGAACACAATAACTTTATTAAACAAATAGAAAAAGATAATGTATCTACAAGAAACTTTAAGGATATTAAAGAAATGTTATGTAAGCATATAGCTCACAAATTGATGGAAAATAAGAAACTCGTTTTATTTCCTCTGTTCAAATAATCATATCTCAATTACTCCATTATTTTTATTATAAATAATATTTTTATCATTATATATTACGCATTTATCAAATAAGAATGATATAAATAATACTGTTGATTTATTGAATCTGTCATTAGCAATTCCGGACATTATTTCGGCACTCTTAGTGATACCGAAAACTTTATTGAACTCTTTTGTAGATATAAATTTAATTATTTTATCTCTCACATCATCGCGATATGTATCATATGTCAGCGATTCTTCCAAAATTATTTTCATAGGACTATTTTTATGCTTATTCCCCATTTTTTGAGTACTTACCTTAGATTCATTTTTAGGTTCTTTATTTGGAGTCGCTTTATTTACAATAGGAAGTAGCTTAGAATGAGCTACTCTCGGGATATCTTGTATAGTTGCGGGCAGTGTATGAGAATCTACAATAATACCAGGTAATCTATTTGCAGGAACAGGAATTACATTTAGAACTTTGGGGATATTTACGGGTGTAGGTATATGTACTTGGATGGGTGCAATGCCTGAAACTGTAATGCGAGCAGATGAGGTATTTTGTTTTTGGGAGCTGTTTTGACAAAATCTTTCATATAGCTCAGGTTTATCATTCATCCATATAATATCACTGTCTTTTGATGTCGGAAGCTTATTCGTCAAAATATTAATCATTAGATAATATAGACATCTAATTTATATATCATTTTTTATGCGCTTATTTATGGTAATGCATTATGTAATTACATATTCCTCGTACTTTAATTCGTTCTCCAAGATATTTACAGGGACAACATTTTGTTTCATAAATTTTTTTTTCAGTAAATAGAACTTCATACTTGAAGAGAATTTCTGTCTTATATTATTATCTACGGTATCGTGCTCTACTATTTTGCTATTTACATCTTCTTCTTTAACGCATATAGTTTCATTCAGTAAGCTTTTCATCAATTCGTATTTCGTTATTTCGTTCTGCGATTTAATACAAAATAATATATAATTATTCAGCTTCTCTAATGTATCTTCATTAAGCCAATTTAGATTTATAAAAACCCCATTATTATTCTTAGTATAGTTCTCGCCAGTCGCTAATATTATTTTAAATAGCTCTATTATTTCAACATTAGTCAGTTGACTTACACTATTCTGTATATTTTTACATAAATCTTTTTTATTCATAATATATAAATAATATAAAAATCTATTTATATAATAAATAAAATAATTTAAGGAAACATATTATTAATCTCCATAATTGTCGTCAATATCAAACTCTCCGCCTTCTGAATAATCATCATCTATATCTTCGTCATCTTCATCTTCATCTAATTCTTCATCTTCTTCCTCATCTTCTTCATCAATGTCATCATCAAACTCTAAGCCGGCGCCACCAGTATGTTTTGAGGATTTACTTTTACTGAATTTATAATTTCCTTCTTCGTCATCTTCTTCTTCGTCTTCATCATTGAATATTTCAATACCTTCGCCTTCGTAGTTAGCTTCATCTACTTCTGACATATCTTCTTCGTCAATTGATAAATTGCCATCTTCTATTTCATGAACCTGGGCGATGTCGTCCTTATCTTTGATTATTTTTCCGACAATTGAAATCATATTATCATATAGCGTGAACTTTTTGCCACATACTTTAACATTAACAAAGTCCCCGATTTTAATGCTATCAATATTAACTTCTGATTGTATTCCTGAAGTAATTTTAGGAATGCAAACTTCCAATATAGCCATTTCTTCGTACATTCCAATAGCTCTTAGACCTAAATTATTTTTGGCTATAATTTCGCATTTAATAATAGAGTCTTGTGCGGGATTACATATCTCGGCAATACAGCTCAAATCATAAGCGATATTTCCGTTTAAATGTGATTCTTTAAAATATCCGGCAGACCTCTTAATTATCTTTATAGTATCTTTTTTAATATATCCGTGCTTACTACAGCAGTTTTCAAGTGTATGTCTAACCTTATCATAGATTATTGAGTCAAAGTTTGCTGTAATTTCTGAAGGAACGAGAATAATAGTAGTATTGAACTTGATTGGCATAAACATTTTATTAGCGGGCATTTATAAATATGTTATTAATCTATAAGAATATATCATTTTTTTATTTATATAGTAAAAATTGATATATAAAATCTATAATATCTATATTTATTAGAGAATATACATAATGGAAATATTAAAAGACGATGAAATATTTTCAATTATTGATACGCATTATTCGCTAATTCAAGAGAATAACAGCGGATGTTTAATAAAGTTGAGTAATTCAAGCGAATGGGGCGAAAATGAGTTTGCAAACTTTATAAATGTTATGAAAACCGAGAAATACGACGAGACTATTGAGAAGCAAACGCTCCAAGTAATGACGGAAGATGTTATCCTTGAAATAAGCGATAGCAACAATATCCTGAAATATTCCCATAATCCAAACTATATTGATTACAAGGATAAGAGCGCGTCGTTCTATAAATACAAGGTGCTCGCGAAACACAAATATGACCAGTTGTTTAACTCCGAGCTACAATTTAAAACAGTTGCAAAAAAACTCGTAAGCAAAGAGAATCTCCCCGATAACTGGAATGATATCAGGAAGTTTTTTAAAATAAACAAGAGAATTGTTTATACCGACAAAAAAACCAATATGCGGTTTATTGTCAATATATGCAAATGTAATAAATATGATATTGAAGAGACTGACGATAGAGACCTATATTATAAATTGGCTAATTCTAAGATTATTAAATCTTCACAGAAATACGAGTTTTTTCTTGATATAACAAATGCGTCCAAAGATATTATATTGGAAGGATTAATTAAAATGGAACAGGCGCTTTTTCTATCGCCATACATAATCTCAAAAAAACAGCAACAAGATGTCATAGCGAATTATTCAGATCTCGTTTCAAAAGATATCGCAACGCGCTACTATAACTATAATAATCGCGATAAGAAACCCGATGATAAAACGAAGCCTGTATTATTAACCCCGAAGCCTGTTACGCTTGAGAAAATCAATATCTTAGAACCTGACGAATACACCGGCATTAGCATATTATCGGAATACACAGTAACCGAGAAAGCAGATGGTGAGAGATTGCTTATGTTTATAGATAATGCAGGGTATGTATATTTAATTGATAATACATACAAGGTAATAGACACAGGGCTTCGCTCTACAAAGGAGCTCTATAACTCTTTGATTGACGGCGAATATATATCTTGCGAAAAAAGATTGGATAAATCAAATGTTGGGCTCTTTGCGTCCTTTGATATGTATTATTATGGAGGCAAAAAAATCACAAGTCTGCCGCTTATAGAGGACGAGGCCAAAGAAGACAGCCGATATAAATATTTAGTCAGTAGCGGCAAATATATTAAATCGCGCGATGAAGGCAATTCAATTGATTATATTGTCAAAGAACATTTATATAGCGATAGTATCTTAAAGGATTGCGATAATATATTGAAGAATGGTTCAAAATATCCGTACAGTATAGACGGCCTCATATTTACTCCCGCTAAATTGGCGTTGTATTCTTATTATAGCAATAAGCCCGTTGAAATAACCGAGCGAGTTAAATGGGATCGCGTTTTTAAATGGAAACCGCCCGAGCAGAACTCTATTGACTTCCTCGCCAAGTTCGGCAAAGTTATTACGGTGGATGGCGAGAAATACAGGGAAATGTTTCTGCACGTAGGATATAACGCCAAGCACTATGATAAATATACCATAAATAACGCTTTGCGCGAGCTGTATGATGTTGAATATAAGAAATTGAATAAGGAGCAATCGGGCAAATACTCTCTCAAATTATTTAAGCCGAATAACTATTATGCAGAGGGTATTGAGAAATCCTATATTAAGCTGAATGCCCGCGATGAAGCTCGTTGCGAAAGTGGAGAATTGATAGACGGCGACAAGATAATAGAATATAGGTATTTATTGGACGAAAATATAAAGCCATCTATGCGATGGATTCCTATGCGTTTGCGCGAAGATAAGATGCGTATCTATAATACCGGGGAGATTTCTAAAACGGCGAACGATTATTCGGTTGCTATTAATATATGGAGTTCCATACATAATCCTGTAACCGAAAGCATTATCCGCGGCAAGGCTCCTATATTAAAAATGGATGCCGGGAACGAGTTGTTGCAATCCGACGATGTATATTATTCGCGAAAAATCAATCGCGACGGCCTATTGTCTGTTAATATGCAGCAGTTTCACAATATATGTATTAAAAATATGTTGTATTCCAAGCAAAAATATAGGGGCAGTTTGCTGGAATTGGCTTGTGGCGAAGGCGGAGATATGAATCGTTGGATTAATAATGATTATAGATTTGTTCTCGGGATTGATTATGTCAAGCACGGCATATACAATACTGATTCGGGGGCTTACAGCCGTCTCATAGGTAAAAAAGATGACTATAATAATAAGGGCGGCGGACACGGCGGCAATAAGTTTAAGAAGTTTCCCTTGCAATTCCCCGATATCGTATATGCGGCTGGAGATTGCAGCAAACCTATAATGAACGGGGAGTGTTCGCTATCAATAGATGACGAGGAGAGCGCGAATATCATACAGCTGGTATTAAATAAGCGCGGTGGGAATATTCCGGTGCATTATAAAAATGTTGCTGGAAGGGGCTCTAATGGATTTGATGTATGCGCGTGTATGTTTGCGATTCATTATTTCTTTGAGAATGAGGAAAAAATAAATACATTCTTGAATAATGTGAGCTCTATGTTAAAGGTTGGTGGAACCTTCATATGTACTTTTATGGATGGCAAAAGTGTCGTCGGTGCTATAAATGCGAACGGCGGGG